AAGCTGAATACCTCGCGTTAATTCTGTTTCGATTTGCTGGTCGTTAATTGTCAGCCGATCCAGCGCGTCATTGATCGATGAGGCCGTGAAGTCTCCACCGGTGCTATAGTCGGTGGTCCGTGCAATGGCCTGGTTGGACTCGATGGTGACCAGAGCATCCGCCGCTGGAGCGTTGCCAGAAGTGAAAGTTACCGATCCGGTGCCGTCCGAATTGTAGGCCGTGATATAATGTGTTGTGACCGTCTTCAAAGTGTTATCGACGCTGACCTTGATGTCGGTCGCTGCCAGTACTTTGAACGCGAAAGCATACGGCCCCAAGCTACCCGTTGAGGTGTACTGAACTTTCCGGTGGACTGCTTCTACTGTAATTGCCATGTCAACCCTCTAATTGAGTTATATACCTTTGTGACTAAAAAGTGAAAAAAATTATTACTGCCCTTTTGTTGCTTTCCGTGTTGCTATGCGTTCATTAATTTTTGTTTGTAAATCAGGAAACTCTAGAAGCATCTGTTTTTTTGCCAGCCCAAAATACTTATCATCAATATTCTGTAATATTTTGATCTTGTTCCCAGGCGTGTAAATTTCCCCTGCTGCTTCTTTTTCTTTATATTCCTTAATTGCAAAACTAAGCTGGCCTAAAAGGTTGCGGCCTTTCTTATTTACAATAGTATTTGCAAGTTCCTTGTACCGATACCGTTCTTCTGCCGATAATTCCACACCATTAAACTGCCTCGCTGGTTTGGTTAATCCCAGGTTGAGGCTAATTAATTCATCTTCCACATCATTAAAACGGGTATCCCGTATTTTGATAGGAGACACAATTTCATAGATTTGACCGTTTGCTTCTTGCTTAGGAATATTCCACCGGTCTGTGTCCGGTAATACACCCTTGGAATATATTGGCATCCTTGACCGTGCCCGTGCTAACTCCGAATAAAAATTTCTAAATGCGGTCCCAAAATGCGGATGATGCCGTAACCCGTCTGGTATGTCTTCAGTGAACTGCGCTGAACGCTTGGTTGGATCGAAATACCTTTCAACCGTAGCGGCTAACGATCCTGTTGGAGAAAGTGGACCTAAGATTCCAGGCACAGCAACCGTAGCGGCACGGGTAACCTGTTTTGTCATCTGAGCAACAAACCTCGATCCAAAATCCTCCGGATCAGCGTATCCTCCGCCTTGAAATAATTTAGCAATATCAAATGCCCCCTCAAGCATGGGCAATTGTTTCATGTATTGGTACATACCAGCCGCCGCTGCGAATGCAATGGTTGATGTATCCCCATCACTATGCCTCATGTGCCAGGATGCATCCGCCGCCATTGCTAATATACCGGATACAGGATCGAATCGGCTGTATGTTGTGGATTTATATTGCCCGTTTTTTTGTTTCTTTGCCACGCTATACGGTTGAAACCCTTTACCTAACCATGCCTCTCGTGCCTTGGGATCAGTCGGGCCATAGCCGGTAAATAAAACATCGTCACCAAAAAACCCACTGGAAGCGAGTGCCATCATTCCCATGATGGTTGATCCGGTCATCATACGGCTCATTGCCAAATCAGCTTCCTTGCCACCAGCCTTCAAAGAACGATAAAAGCTAGGCATTATCGCCGCTATTGGCGAATTGGCACCAACCTGTTTCATCACATTAGTCGGCGTTGAAAAGAAGGGTACAAATATTTTTAGTATGGGATGACTAAACGCATCCGATAATGGCCCCATTAGTTTGCCTTCAACGGGTGTTTGAAATGTAACATAGCGGCCATAATCCTCAGCCGCTTCACTTGCGGCTTTGTCCGGATTAAGAATAGTTTCCGATACCGTCCTCCGCACATCCGCTTCTGATCCGCCAGCCCGTTTGACCTGGGTGCCTCGCATAATCGCCTGACGGTACAATTCTTCACGATGGGCGAACACCTTGAAAAACTCATCTTCCATTACAAGGAACCGGCCAGGGATACGGATAAACCGGCCCAACATATCGACCACCTTGCCTTTCCAATCATGCGGATTTAGTTCAAATGCTTCGGCACTAATAGCTTTCCTATTATAATCTAGCTTGCTGCCCAGGCTTCCGCCTTCCTCTGTTTTATACGCTTTACCAGCCGCTTGCATTGCATCACGCCATGAATGCATCCAGGCAATTGGGCCGATCAATGCTTCATCCAAAGTCATTCTGTCTACATTGCCACGGGCTGCGCCAACTGCCACAGACGTTAAATTGACGGGTATCTGATACATCATATTAATAGCGGTCGATGCCACGTTCACAGCGTGTGTAACCGTACTAGAAAGAATGCCCATCAGGAAAGATTCGATAAACGCATCCATCCCTTTGCCAACCCAACGCCATGCACTTCGATTAACCATCGCTTGCTGGTGCGGCTCCAATGCCATGTAGTGGGCACCGCGAATCTGGATTTCCCTTACACCGCCCATTGCCTCGACTAATCGTTTCGGGCTTTGCAATTCCGCTATCGGAATGTCTCCAAACACGCCGCCAATCTGATCCATTGTTGGCCCCATGTTTGCTTCTGCTACCCTGTTTAAATTAGACATTACGGCCATCATTCTCGCAGTCTCTGTTTTGGCCCCTACAAGTGAAGTCGTGATGGCACCCTGCAAAGTCAGAGCTTTCAAAAAATTAGCCGCCGCCTCTTCTGTGCCTTGTTCCATTAAATCCTGGTAAGCATGACGGGCCGACATCAGAGTCGATGTTTGTAAAACTAAAGCACGGTACATTTCTTCAGCGTTCTTAAGCGACTCGCCTTTCTTACGATTCATTAACCCTATTGCAATTTCGGTAAGTCCTAGCCTGTCGGCACCATCTTTAATGGTATCCAGACTCATTTTGCCGCGCTTGGCTTCCTCAATGACGTTGGCATTTAATTGAACGATCTTGGACTGAAACCCCGTTAAGTCTCCGCCTAACACTTCATTCATTTGATCAAGGTTAAGCTGGAAATATTTGAGCTTTGTTTCACCAGGTTTACCATCAAGCCGTGGCAATGTAGCTTCAAATACAGCCATCTGTTCCGGTGTAGCTTCACGAATTAAAACACGGCCCTTATATGTTTGTATGGCCGCATCCGGATCGATGGCGGCACGTTCTAAGTTTGGCTTTTGTTTTCCAACCTCTCTAACAATTGATCCGATACCAGCCACCTGTACGCCCTTCGGAGGAGTCGGCACGTTCTCTTGCGGAAATAATTCTGGATTAGTTGCCATTGGGTCGAGCCTCTTGTTGATTCAGACCAGCCGCAACGCCAGCCGCGCCGAATGTTGCAACGCCTTTTTTCATCAAACTTGTTTTCATCTTTTCCGTGACCGGCATCGACCAGACAGGCACATCATCTTCAATGTTCACAACGCCAACTTTGGAATTAAACTTCTTGCCGAACTTGTTGGCGTACTGTTTCAGCTTTTTGTCATATAAGTCCTTGAGTCGTTTGCCGCCGACTTTCACATCAACATTTTCCAAAACGCCGTATTCACCTTCTGTCACCCAATTTTTAAAAATCTTATCTGTTGCTTCTTGACCAATGACTTTTGGCAAGTCTTCTTTCTTCACATCTCTTTTAATTACTTTCATTCCTTTATTTGAACGGGCAAGTCCACCGCTCAAGTCTTCAAATCCACGGCCACTGACATTATACAATGCTGACGATGGGTCCCATTTTACTTCTATTTTATCGTATCTTTTTTCCGCCCCAGGATAACGGGCCAGTTGGAGCTTCGATGGAGTCCAGGCTATAGCGTCATATCCCTCTTCAGCCGCCATCCGCGCTATGCGGCGAAACGCCATTTCGTGCCATGTTTTCTTTAAAGGAGCATCAGGAACGCCGTGAATAATCTCACTTAAAATAGTGTTTCTACCAGCCGCATTGAAAAGACTTGTTGCATAATCGATAGAATAATCGAATGCTTTCGCCATCTCTTTTATGATGACTTCATCAGATAATTCTTCTAATCGCCGCGCAGGGAAGTCTCTTAATGCATTAAGTCGATCAGCCAATTTTTGTGGTTTATATCCCTGCTTAAACCCAGCCTGGTGCCAATCGCTTTGAATCTCTTCAATGAACAAAACCTTTTCATTGTCAGGGCCGGTGCGGTCTGTCAGGCGAAGCCAGGATAAAATGTTTCTCTCTGGAAAAGCATGGGACTTATATCCCGATTGCGTTTCCGGTAAATGCAGAACAACTTCCCGATAGTTCTCTACATCCACACCGTCACCAAGCGTGTACTCTATCCACCGTGTCTCCCCTTCCATTTCATCGCTGCCAAGCCGCAAAATCCCCTGGTCATAGGCATCGTTTAAGGCGTGGATTTTTGCTTCTTCCAAAGTATTGAAATGGAATGCGTGATGATCTCTCTCCAACTGCCCAGGTCTGCGCGGTGCCTTGAGCTCCACGCCATCAAGTTTGATGATATAGCCTGTGTCTTCACTGCCTAAAATTTCATATTCACCGCCATCTATGCTGTCATGCCGAATGCGTGTATACGGCTGTTCATCATAATACTTCTGTTGCATGGATTGTGCCGCATCAACCATGTCTGCATGTGTCGTACCGTCCAGATCAGACACCGTTCCGCCGTCTGCAAAATGTTGCTCAAGTTTGTTTCTCCAAGTCACATCGGATGCTGGATACCGTTGAGGATTCATGCGAATCAATTCGGATAGAACTTCATCCAAGTCAAATGTCTCGCCCTGATTGATGGCATCAATCATCTCGTCAGCCCTCATTGAAACATACTCTGGATCGTCCACGGCTTCCGCTTCCAACCAGTTTAAAGTCTCATCTTCCACATTAGGGCCATCCGCCCTTCGGGTGACTTCTTCAATCCTCACCTGATTGGCTGCAACGAAATCCTTGATCTCCTGTTTAGTGACATTCTTTTTGCCCTTCAAGAAATCGTCCAATCCGATCCACGCCATTTCCTCCGGTTTGACTTCGGCGGATTTTGCAATCATCGCTCTCATCTGAGATGCACTGCCCTTCTCCATTGGAAGAGCATCCACGGCATTGGCAACGGCGGAATAGAAAACAGGCGCAGGGTCAATAACCGGATCCGGAACGGCTTCATCTAGCACCGTTGGTTGTGACTCAATCTCCGGTGCGGCGGCTTCGATCTTTTGTTCCGCTTCTTCTCCAGCTTTAACTAATTCAGCTTCATCCATACCCCGTACTTTTGACACTGCCTTCACTACACCTTCAATAAATGCGGAAGGCACCACATCTTGGATGACATTGCGGAATCTATTTTCCGCACTTGGATCATTTGGGTCTGTTTGAATAAAGTCGGCAATGGCTCCCAGCCATTCGGGTCGGCCTTCAAAACTATTTATAAAGTTGCCCAGGTTTGGATCATCCGGATTGAAGGCAAAGGCACCGGATAAACCTTCCGCTATTAGAGCCGCAACGGGTCGCGCAATTCTGCCCGTTGCCATCATCGCTTTAAACGGCCCATACATACCGGCCCCGAATTGCGACAACCCTTCGCCCAAGCCCCTAACCATAGGGTTGACACCTTCTTTTTCGGCTATCTCGCCAGATGCATCCAACATCCCTCGCCATTTATTTGCCGTGTCTTCATCGATTAAACCGGATGAAAAAGCGGCCTCACCACCGGCACGTAAAATGCCCCTTATCGCCATATCCGGAATATCACCGATATTGGTTCCAACATTTTTGACATAATCTATAAAACCTGGAGCTTGTGAACCGTCCGTGACGGGAGCCTGTTCGTTACCTACCGGCGGAGCTTCTTCGGCTATGTCCTCATCAGGCAAGTCCGTTTCTAAAACCCCATTATTTAAACGCAACGGCATCCCGTAAGTCGTGCTAAAATCACGCATATGGGCATCACGATTTAATAACTGGTCAACGTCTGTTGTCATCTTGTGGCGTTCCATTGAGTTGGAAATTGTTGCGTAAGTTTTTTAACAATTGGCTGAATCTTTTGTAATGCAGCCGCCATGTTTGTATTGTTTTTAACGGCATTAATTTTCGCCAGCGTGTTTAGATTGGTTGGCAATTGGGCCGTTAGACTCTGGAACGTCACGGCACTGGCTTGGGCCTGAGTGATCCCTTTTATAATTGTGTTCATTCTGGCTTCTAAATCTATTTCTGGGTCTTTGCGGAAGGCCATCTTAATTTGACGTTCTGCCTTCTTATAATTTCTTCGCGCCTCGACAGACTCTTGAGTTGGATTTAAAGCCATCATGTCTCTAGGAACATAATTAAATTCGTCCTGTGCCATAAGCAGTGCGACCGTCAAATCTTCCTTATTACGGTCAATTATATTTCCACGAATGCGCTCATAGGTTTCTGGTGTAACATTATTCTCTTCTTTCAGTTTAGTAAGTCGAGAGAGCAAGGGTGTTTTCGTGCCTTTCTGCACTTCTCGATCATAATTAAAATTATCAACATCCACTTCTAATTGCGAAATTGCCACCTGATCATCTATCGCGCCTAGACCGAAATCGTTGTCATTGTAAAATACCGCCGCCGCCGCCGGATCAAGCGCATTAAGTTCTTTCAATTTTTCCCGAAACTCTTTTGGCTTGCCCTGCACTCGCAAGTTATTCAGTTCAGTCATCAGGGATTTCGCAGCAAGTTTATCCGCATCTTCATCATCCTGTTCACGCAATTTTTCGAGGTTAAATTTATCTCTGGCAATATTGAGAATATCTTTTCTTAGTTTTGCCTGATCTGTTTGCGTCATGCTGTTAAACACTTCCATGATGCGCTTACCGGCAGTGTTATCACCAAGATCGTCATAGGCTTCACTAGGGTCTTCCGCATAGTCACCGGACTGTGCCCAGTTTAGAATTACGCCGCGCTTGGCTTCCAAGATAGCCTTGTCGAACACCGTTACCATTTTACTATTTACAATCTTACGATCTTCGCCCCCGTTGATAAGGATGTTTTCCGCTTCCAGACGTTTGCCAGCTAGTATCTCTTTAAGAGTTGCAGCCGGTTTTCCATCTTCCGTTATATGCCCTGGCTGATATCCATCTATGGTTGTGCTTAACGTATTAACCATGACATCGAAATCCGCATAGGCAGAGTTTTTTAATTCCCTTTTTTGTTGGGTTGCGAAACTTCTGGAAAACGAAACGATCTGACCATTTGCCGTAGTAGCTAAAGTGGCGGCCACTTTAGCTCCGGATGTTGGGCTTAAATGCCCCATCATATTGCTATATTCACTGACAATCGTATCAACCTTCGCCGCAAATTCGGTCGGCGTAATATCAGGGTCTTGCGCGGCTTCAGCCATCGCATCTGTCAAAGCTCTGCGACCGGCACTTGTAAACTGTGTCTCTGTAACGGCCAATGACCCAGCATAAGCGGCTTGTTCAAAAATGCTGATGCTGGAAGCATCTCCAGGTATCTCAACCGGTTGGCCCGTCTTCTGTGCCAGCGCGACCTGTTCCGGTGTAATGCTGTTTCTTGCACCGTATGCCATGCCAGCCACCTTGGCGTGTTTACCGGCAATAGAAAAAGCGGTGGAAGAAAAAGCGTCCAACCGTTTCGCCAACGTACCGAAGCCAGATACGCTTTCAGCCAAACCAGGGTCTTTCAACGCAACCTTAACACCGCCACCGGATGCTGGAGCTACGGCATTTTGTAACAGGCTGGCACGGTTGAATCTATCCGTCATCGAAAGCTGCCTAGATTTGGATTAAAGTAATTTGTCCCTGCCCCCATAAAACTCCCCCCTGGAGTGAAGTTCGTTCCGGAGTATGGACCCCAAAACTGCGTTTGTGGTGCGGTAAAATACGGGCTGCTAAAGCCGCCGGTAAAACCAGGATTTTTTGGAATCGTCACTGAAGTTGAGCCGGGTACACCTGGTGATGTTTGGAAGTAATTGTAAGCACCACCGGCCAACGTCAGCATTGCACTCATCATGCCAGACGAACTGGCGGCTTTAGCCGCCGCACGGGCACGGCTCGCTTGCCACTCTTGTATTTTGGCTTGGCCTTCACCGGTCAAGATGGTGATGGTTTCATTCAGAGTAGCCATTGCATAGTTGGTGCCGCCGACATCCAATGCACGAATCCGAAGACCAAACGGATTGCCCGAAAACGGGTCCATATGACCGGCACCAGCCGCCGCATTGATCTGTGCCAGCCGCATAAGAGTCGCATCCAGACTATCCGCCGCATTCTTACGATGTTTCAAACTTTCTGACTTGGCACTAAAACGGGTGAACTGGGCTTGAACTTCATACCCACGGGCCATCCCTTCGTACATTGCGGCCTGGGCTTGACCCTGGCGGAACTGCATAAAAGCCGAAGCGGCGGAGAGTGCTAAACCTATTCCGGACATTAGTCCACCGCCACGCTAACGCGATAGTCGAGATTGAGAAGTGTCATATACATTGGCTGACTCTGTGTGATTTCAATTTGACCTTTGTAGTCGTAACCCAAGAACGGACCCATCACTTTAGTACCTGTAAATTTATCAACACCCTTATCTAAAAAGTCCGCGCCTAATTGCCTAAAGGGAACTTCTGATCCGTTAACCGTTACGTTTTGCGTGTTATCTAAAATCAGATTTGCCTTCACAATGCGTTTTTTGTTTCCGGTCACGGGACCGGACGGCAACCTTGTCTCGACCGGCATGGTCCGGACCAGCGGAGTCGTTTTGGATGCACCGGCCAGGGTATCGGTGAACGATGGATACTCCAGGCCGATCTCCAGATAGGTCGTGGCTACACGGTCGGTCGTGATCTGGTTCGATGCCACCGTCTGGTCAGCCAGCATGTTGTCATCCGCAACCACCTTGACCGTCTGGTCTTCAAGGAAGTTCAAAGAACTGACAGTCGTTGACGCTGGAAGATTACCGGCGGTGGCCGTGTATTGAATCGCGCAATCGGTGGTGAAGTCGTTTGAAAATATTTCCAGGTAGTAGACTTCCGTATTGGTAAAATCCGTTGACGTTAAACGTGTGGTATCTGACGATGTGACAGTCAGGTTTTCTTTACCGATTGCGGCACGGGTAACGGTAACTGTAGCCGTTGACGCACTGGCCGAAAAGGCCGCATTGCCATTGATGGCGGCGGCTAGATTAGTTGCCGTTTGATTGTTTGACGTAACGCTCTGCCATTGGTTGGTGCCAGCCGAACCGGCACTCGTAAAGGTTACTGACGTTCCCGCTGATGTCTGCAAGACGATTGTGGAACCCACTGCAATACTGGCATAGTCGGAAACGACGATGGTGCAAGTCGATTCATCGGGTATGGTCCGTTTGATCACCGCATAAACCTGTGGGGTATCGGCATCCTCGACCTGACAGTCCTGGAACTCGCCGTCCGTTGTAAACAATGAAGGCGCGATAACGTTCTGCGACCGGAGAATGCTGAAGGCTGCTATGGACCCGTCACCGCTGTTGGTGATGAACATCAGATCACCTTCATCGATGGCGGTGCCTCGCCGCATGGCGATTCGTGTTGGCGTCTGCAATAAATGCGAAGACAACATGGAAATATCATTTGATACATAAGAGCCTTCAACATCAGAGAACAGAAATTCACGGATGGCCTTGCCGCCTCGCTGGAGATACAAGGTTCCGCCTTCGGTGCTTAAAGGCTGGGTGCCCTGCTTGCTGCCTCTGGTGGTCATTGGCTTGAATATAAAACTGGTCGGCGTAAGCGGTGAGCCATCAACTTGTGGGCAGATAAACTCTGTGCCGGTTGTAAAGATTTGAAGATCGCGTCCGGAGAAAACGCCGACAATGGCATTGACCTGGTTGGTATCGATGGTTGCGCTCATGCCTTCATCGTCAAGAACCTGGCCTGGATCGAAATTAAAATATTGACCAACCCGTGATCCCCAGACGGTGCTTGGCAGAGAATACGATCCGCCAACAATCAACCGGCCTTCATGGAAGGTTGCCGTCCTGGGCCATTTACGAGTCGCAGACCAGGCATCCTCATAACCGGCTTCAAGCGTCCATTCTCCCGAAGCGATTGCATCGGTATTATGAAACGGAACATCCGTGATGGCTTTGACTTCAGTGCCGCTGACATATTCGGTAATCCGTGCCCGTCCGAAATTATTATCAGACTCCACATACTGGCCGACATTGCCCGAAGCAAACACGCTGGAACCAGCCGTCAAAGTTATGTTACCGGAAACGACGGATGGGGTTAACGTGGCACTTGGCTGGGAAGTCGAAAGCGTGAAGGCGTAACTTGGAATATTTTCCCAGGCGATGTCACTCACGGTCCAGGTTGCGTGATCCGCACCACGTACAATCTTTAACGGTTTCATGGTTTCTTCAAACAGAAGCAGGGTATCCGCACTCTGGGTGTACCAGAGATTGGACAGCCGTGCGGAAGTTATCCCGTCCGTAACGCCGCTGACCGAACTTGACACATCCAGATAATCATTACCGGTGCCGTTGATATCCGTAACCTGGACCCCTTCTTTAAACACCATCATACGGGTTCCAGAGAACAGCATCATATAGGTTTGTGTAGTTGAAAATGAAAAGGGTATTAACCGCACACCGCTTTCGGGAGTGGCGGCGGATGGGATTGTATAAACGTATTTTAACCCAGGCCGTCGTTCGACCGAACCGTGCGGCTTGCAGACTACATTCCTTGCCCGTTCCAACGCACTTTCATATTGTTGCAGATCGATACGTCCACGGAGTTCCGGATTGATCTCACCGACACTAAAATTGGTTTGGACTTTGACAACCCGTGGCATAACTCAACTCAGCGTCAATCGTGTATCGATTAAAGGATAATCTCCTATGAATGCCGTGCCCGATCCCATACCGTCCGTTGCGGCGGCTTGGCGAAAATATCCGCCCCTTCCACCCTCAGACGGGTTTCCAAATGCCACACGCTCCCAATGCTGGGCTTTCGACATCTGATCCGTTACGGGTTCTGCGATGTGCATAGCAACCGCATACTTAACAAGCTGCACAAAGTACGATGGCATCTCCGCTTCCAAAGGCCGCTTCTGATAGTCCACCGTTATATTTGCCTGGTCGGTCAGAATTTCGCCCTGGTAGACTTCCCAACCGGATGTGATGGGGTTGGCACCTACAGCGGAAGAATTAAAGACCGCCCGTGGAATTTTGGTGATGCTATCCGAAGGCATGGGATAAGCATACGTCCATTCATTAATCGGGGTTGTCGATGAACGTGCCAAGTCGGATTTTGCCAGCGAAAAACTCCACGGGTACATCGTAATGCACATATCTCTGATGTCCGGATAGAGTTCCGAACAGACATTCGCCTGGACCGTGCCGTCTGCGAAACTTGATATGGTGTTCTCTCCAAGAAGGGTCAGAGCGTGTGAACAAATGGTTACATCTGTGTCATTAACTGCCACGCTCTATCCTCCAAAAGAAAACCAGGGAAGGGAAAGGAGAGACAAAACCCTCCCCTGGCCTCATTTACTCCGTACTAGTCGGAGTCAGTGACCGCAATGGTCACCCCATCCCCGACATCGACAACACCCGAAGCATTGCTGACAACAACGTGCCAGGATGCCGTGGCGGTGCCGCCGGTTGATGCCCACGAATAAATGATGTCACCGACATTCAATAACGTCGAAGCGTCATTAAAGTAACCGGCTCCATCAATTACTGTTTTCGCATCGCTACTGGTGTAGGAAAACATCTGAGGCGCGGCCCCAGCTTTTCCTCCACCACCGATTAATTGAAGTCCGTCTGCACTATAAGCCATGATTTACTCCTATTCTCTGGCCGTTATCGTAACGCAGCCATTCGCATCGATGGCTATCGCTCCAGCCGACAAGACTACGTTTGTCAGCCAGGAAATCCGCTCCGGAACGTAATTGATTTCAGTCTTCGGAGAGATACCTTCGGCGTAGCCAATTGCCGACTTATGCCAGGCAAAACAGGTCCGGTCGGAACTGCCGTCGATGGCAAGACCGCCTTCGTCCATGTCTCCGATCATAATTATCTTGAAGCCAAGAAAATTATCGACGCGACCGTCAGTCATGGCCTTGTGCATCACATAATCTTGCGATGCGGCTTTTTCTTCAGTCAGAAGAGCCGCAAGCCCGTCTGCGCTGATCGCCATATAGCGGTCACCGGCTGGGACGTTTTGACCATTGAGCAAACGACCGGCTTCTAAAATTTTAGCCACGTTGATATTGGTGTTCGATCCGCCAATGCTGTTTGCCACCGTCAGCGATGTGCTTGAAGCCGCAAGAGCATCAAGAACAATCTGGTCGGCTCTGCGCCCGATTGCTTTGCCCAACGTCTGAACAAGTTCCTGACGCTCGTCATAATTGACCTTTTGCTGGTCAAATATCGACGTATATTCTGGAGCGGCATAATCGGATAGAGTCGCTGTGACGTTTGAGTGAGTCACATTTAATGCACTGACCTGACTCTGTGGCACAACCACCTGGGCCTGTGCGGATGCAAGTTTAGGAAAATTTACTGTGGACCCCACAACTCCGGTACGGGTCCGGATCGTGCCAGCGAGTTTTCTTTCGGCCTGATACGCATGATGTACTTCAGCCTCAAATCGCTTCACGAAATTTGTTGACAGACTTGTTGCCATTTTTCGATCCTCTCGATCAAGGTTAAAATTTAATCGCTGAACAGGTAGGACTAAATTTTTAGTCGGCTGTTACTAAACCGACCGGCCTCAAGAGAGGGTAGGGTCATAATGGTTGTAGGCATAAAATGCTTAAAAAGTCAAGGTGCTTAATGCCTTTTATAGGGTTGTGACGTTACTCGCCGTAATGACGGGCAAAGGCATCGGCCACCTTTTTGCGGAACGCACTGCTTTTG